GTGCGGATACCGCAGATGGTGGGTGTGCGGATACCGCAGATGGTGGGTGTGCGGATACCGCAGATGGTGGGTGTGCGGATACCGCAGATGGTGGGTGTGCGGGTAGCGGAGATGGTGGGCGTGCGGATGCATGTTTTGACGAAGATCCGCCTCCTTTCATTTTTTTCATCCCTTTCATACTTTTACGCCGGTTACTTTTGATAAATTTTCTTGTTCGTCTTTTTTTCGTTGCGGCACCCCCAAAAAAAGATAAAAAGGATTGATTGTTGGAACCTTTGGATTTAGGTTTTCCGAATATATTTACAAAATATTCTTTCACATTATGTGGATTTTTCGTTAAAATATCATCAATTATAAATATAATTTGATCTCTACGATTGATTGAAAGTGCCATTAAAAAAAGAGGCGCATCATTTATCGAGGCAAAATCCTTTCGAAACCGATCCAGTACGATTTCGCTGATTTTTATATTTATATCCCCGCTATTTTCAATTGCATCTGGTTCAAGTATCTCTTTAAGACGCCCTTCTAATAATTCCACAATATTGTTGCCTAGAGTTTTTTGGTTCGCCATGATATGATCACAAATTCTTTCGACAATACCCGCTTCAATTTTTGGAACCATTCGTACAATCTGATTTTCATTCAAGGATCCAGATCCAGATCCAGATCCACCCGTTAAATTTGACAATTCATGTGTAATTAATTTTTCGACAAAACCTGCCATACTTATAATATGCGTATAAAATAAAAGAAATTGTAAATGGATAAAATTGATATAAACACAATTCAACTAATGATAAAGACATCCATAAACTATCAACCAATAAAATCATAGCACAATGTCAAAAACGAAGAAAAAGAAATCAATTATATCGGCCTCGGATAAAAAGAAACTATGGGATATATTCGATTCGGACCTAGATCGAACTGTAGAATGTGTGTATGATTCGTCGATTTTGCCTCTTTCTGAATCGGTTCAAATACAAACATCGATAGATCCTCATATTTGCGAAAAACCTAATACATGTCATCAATGTAATTCACCGATTATATTGATGGATGATGGATTTCCAACATGCACTAATCCATCCTGTGGAATTATGTCTAAAGATGTTCTCGATTATTCACCAGAATGGCGGTTTTACGGAGCCGACGATAAAAAAGCGAACGACCCTACACGTTGTGGGAATCCGATAAATCCACTACTCCAGGTTTCCTCATTTGGATGTAAAATATTATGCGGTCCAAATGCATCGTATGAAATGAAACGAATTCGAAAATGGACTGAATGGGGTGCGATGCCTCATCGTGAAAAGTCACTGTACGACGAATTCCAATTTATTACGATTATGGCACAAAATGCCGGTATTCCGCGAATATTTATTGATGATGCCATGTCCATTCATAAAAACATTTCGGAACAAAAGATGTTTCGGGGTATGAATCGTGATGGAATCAAAGCCGCGTCGATTTATATATCATGTCGCCTCAATGATTGTCCGAGAACAGCTCACGAGATTGCCGATATTTTCAAATTGGACAAAACAAGCGCGACGAATGGATGTTCAATGGCCGTGAATATACTGTCAAACATTGATCGCAATGGAACATTTGAGACGACACAATCCATCAATCTATGTTCGACAAAACCAAGCTCATTCATTGAGAGATATTGTAGCCGTCTCAATATGCCGAATGAATTGATCATCTTTGCCAAATTTGTTGCACAAAAAATCGAGGAACAGGATATTATACGAGATAATACACCTCATTCTATTGCAGCAGGAATTATTTATTTCATAGCACAATCGTGCAATTTACCGATAAGCAAAACCGATGTGAAAAATGTATGTAATATTAGTGAGGTGACAATCAATAAATGTTTCAAAAAATTGGATTCTATGCGCGAGCGATTGATTCCATCCGCTATATTGGCAAAATATTCGGCGTAATAGAGATTTGTAAAATTATACGTATATTGTAAAATATAAAAATATTTTACAATATATACAAAACCAATATGTCTTTGACACCCAAGGTTGTTTTTATTGTACCTTACAGAGATCGCGATCAACAACTCCAATTTTTTCATCGACATATGTCCTATGTGTTAGAAGAAATGAGACCGAATGATTGCGCCGTCCATTTTGTTCATCAACAAGACGACCGGTCTTTTAATCGCGGAGCCATCAAAAATATCGGATTTTTATTCGTGAAATCGAAATACCCTGATTCTTACCAAAATATTACACTCGTGTTTAATGACATTGACACCATGCCATACACCAAGAATTTTCTAAATTACCAAACTATTCATGGTAAAATAAAACACTTTTACGGTTTTACATTTGCTTTAGGGGGAATTGTATCCATCACTGCTGGCGATTTTGAAAAACTCAATGGTTTCCCCAATTTTTGGGGATGGGGATACGAAGATAATTTATTAAATAAACGGGCGCTAGCAAATGGTTTTATAATTGACCGCAGTCAGTTTTACGACATTGCCGATAAAAATATTATGCATTTTCATAATGGAGTACTACAAAATGTGAATCATCAGGATAATTATAGATATGTGAATAATACACCAGAGGGATTGAATTCTATACAAAATTTGCAATATTCGGTTGAACCCTTATTCATTACAAAAAACGCTGTAGAATTTTCCATAATAAATGTAACAAAATTTTCTACCGGATTGGAGGAAAATAAACAATTTACAAAATCTATCGATTTGAGAGTAACAGGTAATTCTTTTGCGAAACGGATATCCAAAAAAATGTCAATGAACTATTTTTGATATTTCACTTTCGACCGATTGAGAGATACAAAAACACGGATAGACCTTAAATCAACGATGCTTCTATAAATTTATACGTAATACCAATGTTTTTAGCCGTCTCCCATATTCCGGATATTTTAACATAATAATTGGCATTCTCTTTTACATCCTTCACATTATCATAAAACACTTTCACAAAACCATTTATTAATTGATTTTGCAAAGAATATACCGGATTTTTTTCCGAAAAAGTAGATTCTATATAAAAATGTAATAATTGTTTTTCAAAGACCGCAATTTGTTGAATCAAATATTTATTGTTCGGATGATTTGGTTGAAAAATGAGTTTCTTTTGCCCGGATTTGTATAATATTTGTCGTCCTTGTCGATTCATAGGAAAAGTTTCAACTATGATTTGAGATTTTATTATTGGAAATGTGAAATATATTCCATTTAATGTAATATATTCATCCGAATATAATAATTTTGTAAATTCCCCCTCCATTATATTATTTCGCCTTTTTTCCAATAATTTTACATATAAATCAATATTTATTTGTTCTATGGTAAGTGCTATATTCATTCTGTCTATTATACATAGATACAAAGGGTTTATATAATTTTTATCCTCGAATTTTTATACTAGTATATTATAACATTTACAGAATATGACGACATTAGGTTTATTTGATCCATTATATAAAAATACAGAAACAGTTCCTTATGTGAGATGGAAAAACCGGACATTTCAGCAAGTTACTTCTACATTACAAAACAATGCACCTAGAACAACCCCAATGTACATGAACTCGAATAGTGGAATCAGCCCTAATCTTTTAGTATCTAGCAATAAAAATAATATTCAAGGAAAAACGTATATCACTGTAGATGCCAAGAAAAAACGGCCATTGCCTTTGAAACATTACCGTCGTGAAATTGCTACCGCTCCAACAAGTGGAAATAATTGCAACTCTCGTGCATCTATAAAAATAGATGATTTTGATCGCCCCAACGGATATTTAGTAAATAATACCGCACAACAATGGTCAAATATTTTAGGCTCTTTTAATGCATTGGATATAAAAGCAAATAATGTTAAACTAGGTCTAGCACCCGGTTGTTCAAATAATTTGAACCAAAATGGCGTTTGTTTTGATGCGGGTAGAAATGCTCTCAAACGCGTTCGCAGTTCAGGAATGATTGTGAAAAAATCGCCCTATGTTGCTCCATTCAACAGTCAAGGACAGATCAATTTACAAAACCCAGATAAGGCTGCCTATAATGCCCCCTACAGCACATCCGCACAACAATATATGTATTCTCGTGGAAAAACATTTCAGCAAAATCAATCCGCCATTTTGGTATCTGGAAGTAAAACCGATATTCCTGGTTCAGCCGGCAGTATCAATAACCGATACCGTGTCCCTTCCACTAACTTTTGCTCGAATCCACTTAATCCAGTTACAGGACAACTCGTTAATTATCTTCCAACTGCATACAAACCTCGGAATTGGAAATTCGCGAGTCAGGGTGGTGTTTCCGCAAGTGATCGTCTTCTACGTTTGAAGTATAATACACTCAATACAACCGCTGGTATTTATACCAATATTTATGGAAACTCCCTTGGAAACTCAATTGCCTATGGCTCTATTTTCGACCCCTATACCATTAAAACGAAAATAGGCAACCCCGGAGCAAGGACACCTATTTTTCCCAAATCAGGCACAGCCTCTGTAAAATGTTGCAATAATACCATTTCTCGGAAAAACCCTGTGTAAGGTCTATCCGCAACGAAGGATAGAGATACAAAATTGTGGATTGCCTATATCCTTTATTCTTACATAAATGTATTTATACCAGTTTTTGTATCCACTTTAGTAGCGGATACAAAAAGTGGGAAAGCTTCGCGATACCATCTAATCCCAAACATTATAAATAACATTGTGTTTAACACACCAACCAATACACCGAATAACGTTTTGTTTGATCAAATTATCCAATTTATCACCCCGATTTTCCATTAGAGACAATGTATAATAAATATTATCGATTTGTTGTCTGCCAAAAATAGCATTGTATTCTTCCATCCTGGAAACGAACAAAAGAGAACTCGGACATTGTAAAAATCGCACTATATATTCATCGGTCGATTCAACCATTTTTATAAACGTTTTCTCCAAATAGGGGAAAAAATTCGCGACATTTCCACGAAATCCCTTACATACAACATATTTTTCAGAATTTGCAAAACGGCTCGTTTGTGGTTTCGTTATATAGACTTTTTCATACATAGACGATAATAATGATAGTAGATCTAAAGTATGTTGCATAAAACAGTCGAAAATTTTTAAAATAAAACATCCACCAGAACGTTGCATACAAAGAGCATACGCAATTTGACCAAACAATAATTTGGCGATTTGGGCTTCTTGATTGTTAAAATCTGTCGAAAAATCGAACCCACCATCACCTGTAATAACATCCATCGATGCCCGATATTTTTGAGAACAATAACGGAAATTTTCCACTGATAGAATATCACCTGTTTTGTCTTGACCTACTTCAATATGAACTGTGGGATTTTCCGATAAAAAATGTCGGCTCTTTTTCCATGCAGGAATATTTGGATCTTCCGCATCGTCCATGATAGTCATTCCAATGTATTGGTCCTGATCTTTGCATTTCGAATAATTTCGGCGAAACATTGCCAAAGCTTCTATAAAACCACCAGGGCCTTCGGCCAGATGAAACGATTGAATTGGTGTACTGTATCGATCCAATAAACGGTAAAACTGTACTAATTCGATCATTTTAAAATAAGCCCTCGAAAGCGGTTTGTATTTCGATATACATTTACGTTTTCCAGGAACCGTAGTATGAATATATTCGTATGGATTTGTATATCGTTTAAAAACATCCCATTCTTTTTCTAAGGAATCGATGCGTTGTTTAATATCACCCAGATATCCAGAAAGAGAAGTTGAAATGATTGGCTCAGGTTTAGATTCTTGGACCGCACAATCTAAATATCTATAAATATTATATGAATTTTTTGGAATCTGGAATTGTAACATATTTTATTTTGATTTAATATTATACGTTCGATGTATAACATCAAATAAACATTTTATATCATTTGTATTTGATTTGATCTTATCTATTTTTTTACATGTCGTTTAACCTTTATGGTAACACTTTTTCCAACAGTTGGTTCAGACGTATCAGATTCCGGTCGAATAACAACCTTTGTTTTGGGACCACGAATCTTACGAATAATAACCCTTTTAGGGACGGATTTATTTTCATCGGTTTCCAACGTTTCCAATTCCTCATTTTCTTTATCGACTGATTCGTGTCTCAATAATAATTTTGCCACTTTTTCGGCATTTAAATTACGCATCTTTTTGAATACAAAATATCGATTCATAAACGAAATCTTCTTCTCATCCAACGTCATATTCTTGGCAAACCCATAATCTACGTGGCGGCTACGGTTTCTATTCAATTCGGTCGTCATCATGTTAAACAATTCTTCAAATTTTCCACTAGGTGAAGGCAATCCCATAGCGGATGCTTCTTCTTGAGAAATGAGTGTAAAACCATAATCATCCATCAGTCGGACGAAATATCTGAAATTGACCAAATATTCACGGAATACTTTGTTGATCGATTCTTGATAGACATCGATCGCATATCCTGTCGAATTTTCATCCTCTGGAAATCCCGTAAAAGAATATTGTTTGGTCAAACCGAAAATCTTTTTACCACTATCTCTTTGTAAAATGGTCAAACTATCTCCTTGGTTTTTATGTTTCAATTCGTCAAATACGGTTTGACCATCATAACAAGTTCCTACAAAATACCCCCCGAGTTTTGTACATTCCGCCAAATTTCGTAAAAACCCATGGAGTGTCTTTTCTGTTTCGAAGAAATAATGTATCGAAAATTGACAAGAACTCACATTGAATCCTGTTTCGGCGACGCCATACCTTTTATATACACCTTCACCCAATTCAATGCGATCTTTACTTCCTATACCGAAAACCGCGCGCGTAATCTGTTTATCTTTTTCACTAATCGCGGATTGACCGCTCCGAATATTGAGCGAGCTATTTCCATTGACGAAAAGCGCACCCGGCATTTTATGATATTTTTTGCGATAATTCAAATATCTCGCCGCAGCACTATCGATGTCAATCTCGACGTTATGTTTGGAAATATCAATACCGAAAACAAACCGGAGTTTGGCTGCGATCCATTTCGGCATATCGCCCGCTTTACCCACACTATAATCGATGAGTATATCGTCTCTATGTGAAACACCTAATATCAATTTCTGTTTTACAAAGAGGTTATGGAAATCGCGAAGACCCTGTGTATTGGTATCCTTTCCGGATCGATTATAATAGACATCGTCGTTTCCAACCATTTCCGGAATATCTTGGCCAGTTGTGATCATTTTTTCCGTAACAGGATTATGAATCGAATGCCAATTACCATTCGCCACATGATATGCATTTCCGTAGTTTTTCATTCCGGAACGTAATTCGTCCGTTTTATCATAACGAACACGGAGAGGAATCCATTTCCAACCAGCGGGCTTTGAATCATCATAGGAAAATTCGACAATCATATCTTCTTCAAAATATTCATGCTCCTCTGATAACATGACTTTTGACCCTAATCCCGAATCCTGTAAAACAATATTACACAGACACGCCGCCGGATCGGAAGGATTGGTCGGCTGGAAGGGAACCGGTTTATAGGTTTCTTCGTTATCAATATCTCCAGGCGTGGGTAATTGATCATTGATAATATCCAACATGGGGTTGAGATATCCGTGCTTTTTCTCATCGAAACCGCACATTAGAATGAGCGTTTTATATTGCGTAATATTTTGCGCATTGGCCAAATTGACCCCGTCTTGGAAAACATGATGGATTTCGTCCTTACCCGTTTTATCCTTTTTTACTGAGACCAAGAAATCGATCGTATTGTATTTTGGCGGTTTCCATTTGAACGACATTTCCCATGTTGTTTTATAAAGCGAACCTGCACGGCCTGGAACATTACTTGCTACACCCGTATTCATGGGGGTGAATATCAACCCGTCTGTATTATATTCATAAGTTCCACCATTCACTTTCGATAATATGGTTGAACATCCACTGAAAATACCACCTGCTGCATTGGATGTATAAAAGTCCTTGCATTTTATATTCAAATCGCAAACATGGTTTTGCCGTTTTGTCTTGAGTTTTTCTTCAGGATCACTGTTTCCTCCATCGATATTTAGCACTGATGTGGGTTTCAATAAACGGACAAATTGATTGAGAAGAGGGAGGCGGAATTTCGATTTGATATCGATCTCGTTATCTTTATCTCCAGTTTTATCGTTGTTGTCGAGTGAGGGCACAAACGAATATTCTCTTACACTATGTTCTTTGATATAATAGACGTCAAATGCCGCGAATAAATTCACATATTTACCATTTTTATCATATTTAATATGCTCACCATCGAGCAAACTATTACATAGATCTTTATCACGAGTGACCGCGCCCGTAAATAGGACCTTCATATTTGTATCGATCATATAGATACGCGAATTGGGTGAAACATATAATAATTTGCGCTCACCATCGGCCTTATCTGTAACGGTATAATTGGTGAGAATACTCGGGACATTGGACCCCTCTTGTTGCGTGGTAGTTTGTATATTTTCTAATTGTAGCGTGAATGATGAAGGTCCAATGAAATGTCTCAATAATTCGCGTTTTCGTCGTTCGCCCTCCTCTTTATTACGCACATTCGATAATTTTTGCGCAAAATTCTGGGCATATTCTGTTCCGTGGATGAGACCCAAATAATCGCGTAAAACATTGTGTTGTTCGCTATAGGCGACCGGATAATGCGTTCCCTGTAATCCACTCAAAACGAAGCGAATACATTTTCGTATAGCCTCCAAGAGAGCGGGTGCTTTGGCAAAAGGTGTTCCAGGTCCAACACGCGAATTATCGATCTCCAATTCAATCTCATAATGGGGTGTATTAGAGAATAGTTTGGCCTCACCCACTGTGTAAAACGGTATCGGGGCATTATACGATTTCGGTGATGCTTTAACAATGGATACGTCGGCAAATACGGGATAATCCGGATGAGAAAATCGGACGCGATTGATATAACGGAAAATCTTTTTATTATCTGTCCAAGATGAAATAATGCGTTTTGCGATTTCCGATCTGACGTTGTAATCGGTTTCCATTTGGTATGAAACACGGAAATTAAAATCTTGAAAATCGACAGGTTTCAATGGTTTCGATTCTGTGTTTGATTTATTTGCGATCATAGGGGGTATTTTTTGGGTGAATTTGATTTTATCAGCCGATGCAGAAACCGTCGAAGGCAGATGAATGAGATCACTAATACTATTGGTTCGACAATATTGTTGAATGAGGTCCAAACCCACAACTTCCGCGCGAATGTTAGACATGACAGTTTCGGATCGGGCTGTGTTATAATATTCACTATTAATACGTAAAATATGAAGACCCTCCGGATTTTCCGTCGAAAATCCCACATTTTTCAAATATTGAATCACATTTTCATAATCCGTTTTTGAAATCGGATTTGCCACTTTGGAATTGGTTCCAAACCGGATTTCCATTTCGTTGGTTCGTCGATTATTGGAAATATATGGGTTACTGGCTAAATAATATCCTACCATGGTTTCAAAATCCGCTTTTGAATTAGGTGGTCTCCCTTTCTCTTTTTCATCATGAGGCGGACTAAAATCCGGTGATTTTGGCTCAATTTTTCGCGGTTCAGATGGAGGACTAATCGACGGTGATTTGGGTACAAACATCTGTCTCTATTTTGTTGTTAAATAATGTTATGTTATATAATCATATATTATTTTACTATATGAATCAATTTTGCGCTTATTCCCTCATTTTGGATAATACAGCATTATACCAATCTGTTTTTTTGGGTTTGATATTCGATAGTATATTTAGAGTATCAACGGTAATTCCCAATTTTGATGCCAAAAGTTGAATTTCTTCCAATTTATATGCCGATGCTGCTTTCAATGGACGATCTGACATATGATCGATTAAAACCATTGTTTCGACGATTGTTTTTGTTTGTTTTTGTATTTCTTCATCGATTTCATTGATATCAATGGACATTCGACCATTGGGATATTTATATAATATAAATTGTTTATTACCCGAATCCGCAGTTTTTATGTGTAAATACGTATTATTGGATTTATTTAACACAAAGGCGGAAATTTTGTAAAACATACACATTACCTGAAATGTGATCCAGTCGGTCTTTTTATCTATCATCAATCCCGCCGATATTTCTTGCAATTTTACTTTACTTATCTTTATTCCGTTGGTGAAAGATGATGATTTCAACGATTTTATATATTCAATTATTTTCTGTTTTTCAGCGATTTCCTCATTTTTATATTTATTTCCAATAGCCATGTAAGCTGCTTCGCCGTAATATGCAACATAAATACACCAAAAAAGGGTGTCCTGACTTTTGGGCGAAAATAATGAATGGTTTTGCGGAGTCTGAGTGTTGCCGGGGTAGGTCATGGTTATAGGAGGTGATGCTTTAAGGTCTGGCATTTTTTTTTCTATTTCGATTTTGTCTTCGATTTCCTTGGGTTTCCATAATTCTATATTTTGATTCGAAAGCATCCATGGTTTCAAAACTTCGATGGAATCCGGATTATCAAATTTGTTATGCGAATAAAAAATTTGATTTAAAAAAGATCTCACTTTTGGTGAAATAGTCATCTTCTATATAGCAAGCAATGAAATCTTTATTATGTTTCGAAAAAGGATTTTTTGAACGATTGTTTTTGCGATTCGATCGTATTTAGAGAGGATTCTTGGTCGAAAACATAATCCAAGTATCCAGAAATTCTCGAAATAGCCTCATCTGGTAAAAAGGAAAGATTTACATAAACCCCACTTTTATTTTCGTTCAGTTTTACTTTATCGGGACAATTCAATAAAATTTTAAGAATTTCGATATGCTGATTTTTATTCATTTGATCAATGCGCATTTTTATATTTTCTAGAGTGGCGGATTTCATATTTGGATCGTTCATAGAAATGATGATATGTTTTACTAAATATGGAAATATTTATACCCTTTATCGATTATTATAGAGGTAATCAAAATTCTCCGTCATCGGATAATTCGTCAATTTCTACAGTAATATTTTGATCCTTATGATCCAGTTCTTTTTTACCCACTCCCAAATTTAATCGAGGTTTCTTTCCATCATGATCCATGCCAATATTTGTCAATTTGGCAATAGAACAAATATAAGGGTCATTCAATTCATAACGGACACCAATAATACTCGCAGTAATGGAATCACCCTCTTTTATTTTATTTAAACGCTCATCCATATGATGATGATCTCTCGCGATAAATACAGCCAGTGGCATTGTTCCATCTGTATCGATTACTTCCGCGTGGATCCCCGCCTTTGTCACTGTTTTACATGTGCATTCTACTAACATTCCTTCCACTGGCATACAAATCATACATTCAAATACTACTTGAAATTGCACAACATCTGACATAATATTTCCGCTCGAATATCGGATAATTTTAATCGAATCGGGTTTAATAAATCCTTCAGAAATGCATTTCCCAGCAATCGACGATGCAATTTTCGTTTCGAGATTTTGTTTTATATATTTACCCACTTCAGAAATAGTCAATACAACTCTAGTATTCAAAACCGATTTCATATATGGTTTGAAAATTTTATGTTCTCGATCACCAGCACCTGCATTGGCACCTCTCGATTTCGGTCTTCGAATCGTAATCGTTGCGGGTTTCATGGTAATTATATTATTGTTAGATTTTTTATATAGATTAATGGAAATAAATCAAAGTCTATATAAAAATCAATTTTTTATTTTCTTCCAGTGGCAGCCGTCAGTTTCACAATATTATTATATGCTGCCTGTTCGGGATCTAAAAACCATATTTTTCCACCGACTAAATCATCCGTGTATTGACGTAACATCATTTCCAATATAACGCAGAATCCCTTTTGCGAAATCGTTTTGGTATTTTCCGTCGTATAAAGTTGTTTGCCCAAGATGGAATTAATTCGACGTATTATATCAACCTTATTTTGATTCGTATCTACACGAACGCCGGTACTATTTTGAGTTTGTGTCATATCTTTTATACGAAATACCATATCATTACCGGTTTTATACATATTAATAAATCCCACCAATGAAGCGTATTTTGCATAATTTATTTTCAATCCAGACAATTCCAAATCGCGAATATCCTCCGAATCTGCCTCGATCCATTCATTTTCACCCGATTTTACATATACCTTCCATGATTTGACGTCAGCCATTATTATTCCTGAAACGCTTCTATCTGGACTAGAGACCATTTTACTATCCAGATAATCCTTGATTACCTTCTCCAATTCATCCATTTTTTCCGGAGCACGTATTTTTTGATACATTCCCGCAATCAAAACGAGTTTTTCACTCGGCAATAATAAATCGACCATATGTCGTATCAAATGATCGACGAGTTGTTCGAAACCAATTCCATGATTTAACTGTAAAACATCGATTACCGTGCTCGCATGACGATACCAATCAAGGTCCCCCATAATTACACTGTTTTTGGTGGTAGCATGTTTCAAATTGGTTCGGAAAATATCCAGGATTTCGGAATAACGGGTATCCGTATCTGTCTTTTTCTCGATTTCTTGGACATTCGTATCAGGAACGGAACCTACGGCGGCGGACAAAAATCCTGAAATAGATGCATTCACGGGAAACTCTTTCGGTATTTCCATATCCACGAAAGACCGTTTTACATCAATGGGGACGGATCGTTCAAATACGGTTATTCCCTCGTCGTTTATTTCCACCGGTTGAAATGCATATATTTTGCCACGATTTACCAAGTTTCCGCGTCGCCCGTATTTATCAACAAGGAATTCATTTTTATTTTTGATTAGTGCAGTCAATGCCGAAAAAATATGTTCGATGGGATATTGTTTTACTACATTGACGCGATTTACCAATTCGACCTTATTATAGAAATGATGTTCCCGAAATAATTCGCGAATCCGTTTTATGATCCGGGGATTATTCACTTGGGCGTATTTTTCCGAATAGGTATCTTGGACCAAATCACGTTCATCCACATTTTGTGCGGAATTTTCGGGGCGACATTGAAACGAACAATCGCCCATATAATCGCAAATATCGGTATAAGGTCGATCGCCAATCTGAAACCTCATTCGTTTTTCGTCTGTTGATAAGCGAATTTCGATGCGCTGATTCTGAGCCAATTGATTGAGACGATTCACTGTAAAATTGGTTTGACCGATATTCAAAAGACAATCGACCGCGGTTTCTTTTATTAATCTTGTCACACGGCCTATTTGTTCGGCCTTTTTCTTGGCTAAACGATATACATAAACATCAGCCGCCTCTTGTTCTGGAGTTTCCATCAATGCGGTCGAATGCATATATATTTCGACATTGCGTTCTTCAAAGGGAAGATTACAATGACTCAAATTACGAACGGCGCGCCCAATAATTTGCTCAATGCGGTTCAAATTATACCAGGGTTCCAAGATATGGACTTGGCGAATATTCTTGAAATCGAGGCCTTCGGATCCCGCCTTGGAGATCAAAATAACTTTTACCATTTCGCCATTGCGGTTTTCCTGACTCGTGGCGTATTTTACATCTGCGGCATTTTGTGGAGAAAATGCCTTGGTTCCAGTGATCAACATATATTTTGCTTGATGGAATGTCGAACCTGGCGACATTTGGGATCGCGGTTTCATAGTGGTCGCGTTCAATGGTTCGGTGGGAGGATTCGCAAATAAGGATTTTGTATAATCGGCTGAACCATATCTGCCAAACCCCATTTCTTCCAAGGCGAGCGATAGGGGGATGATTCCGCCTTCGATATATTGAGAATAAATCATGACAATCCCTTTGGATCGACGAATAATATCACAAATGCGCGCAATCTTGGAACTATACTTGGAAATTTTTTCCGGACTGAAAATTCGGCCATATCTTTCCAAGATTTCGGGTTTATATTCGAATCCATAAATCATGGGAACCGGTTTTCTCGAATCGTCGATGAAATTCATGGTTTTTCTCATTCCGCGTTTTCCCACCATGGAAGACAAATGACCTGTTCCACGATGTTCCTCTTCATCCTCATCCTCTATAATTTCCACAATTTCTTCCTCTACTTGTAAAACATTCAATTCACCCGCGGCTATATTTTCATCTAATTGTGTGCTAGGATATACCATATTCAGTGCCTCCAGGGGGGCCTGTAATCGGCGAAATCCGAATCGGTCCAAATCCTCAAAGGCGAGAGCGCCGGGTTCTTGACGCATTTTATTGATCACTAATTGGTAGGCCTTTTCTTGGTATTCTCCTGCTTGAGTTACATAAAGGGGGAGGTTTTGTAGGGGTTCATCGATTGGTTTATTGTTTAACTGGACAGTGGGTTCGACCAATCGGTTTGTAGTAGAGGGGGGTGATTCCATATTCGGAATCTTTTGAACAGGTTCCGATCCTTCCATGGTCGATGATTCGGGAGAAAAGATTTCACCAAGATTTTGCATTGTATCGGTGACAGTGTCCAAGACACTATTAATACCTTTGCGTATATTTTGCCCCGTGAATTGGATCGGTGTAGCGGATGACATATTAAATGTATTTTCAGGTGAAAAATCATCGGGGTAAATTCGATAAGGAAAGGTATAAGGATTTTCGCCGCGAACATAGGAGATATAACCTATCATTTTTCTATGTAAAAGTTCCATGCCCCCCTCTTGGATAACCAATCCACTACTTGGATCCATGACGGGTTTTCGGAATTGCCCGTCCGATTCGAAAATCTCACTTGTGGTAACGGTGCCACGTTTATCGTTCATATTCATGAGATTAACAAGCCAAACAATTTCTTTATGCGAATTATACATGGGCGTGGCAGATAACATCAAAAATCGCAAATTGTCGCAATATTTCGCCAATTTTAATAGATATTTGGCCGTTCTAGCATTCTTGTTTTCATCGGTTAAACGGATATTATGAACTTCGTCGATAATGATGAGACGGTTATTAAATGTGCGTTGAACATTCTTCATTTCCGCGGTTTTGCGTTGTTCGGCGGAATACCCTCCTGCCTCAGGGACCGATGTTTCGCGATGTATATAATTGGCCAATTCGATATACCCGGTGAAAACATAATATTGGTTGATAAGTGATTTGATCTGACTGATGATTTTCTCTTTGGGAATACCTTTCAAATTGGTCGGATTGACTTCACGGATAAGAGAATCGCCTATACACGAATCGATTGTCCAAGAACCATCGGGGGCTAATTTGAGTCGTCTTTCATCGAATAATTGGAGGCGGAAATTGGCTTGGACATTGGGAGATGCCACAATGATAATGCCGCGTTTGATACCGATCTGTTTCATATAGGCGCGCATCTCTTCGGCGATTCCGATCGCACTACATGTTTTGCCCGATCCTAGACCATGATAAAGTAAAAGACTATTATAGGGTGTTTGAAGAGAGAGGAAATTTTTGACGAAAATTTGTTGTGGAAAGAGTTCGACTTCGGCGTTGCACATTTTTTCGGCCTGTTCTTTGATTGGTAAAATGGCACCGTCATACTGGGTATCGTAGAATTCCTTGCGTTTGGCGATTTTTGTGGAAAAAAGGGGATCGTCTAAATCGGGGTATAAGAATGACATATCCATAGAGTCCGATATAGCCAGTCGGGTCAAGTGTTGGTCAAATTCGATTTTTTCCTTTTTGCGAAGATATTCATTGGAATCGGTGGGAACCGCGGCTAAGATATCGTCCAAGATAACTTTTTTGGGATTTTTTGGGCGTTGAATAGTAATTTTGGGCGGTTCTTGGACAATTTCATTTTCCTCTACTACTAAGTTATTTATATCTGGTTCTATTTCTAAAATATTTTCGGGTAATGGGGTAGTATTGGCATCAGGTTCTAGTACTTTATTTGTTTCAACTCCGGTGCCAGGTTTTACATATTTTACACAATCCCCCGCTTTATTTCGACGACTACCTCTTGGACAAGGAGGGCGACGCTTCTTGGTATTATTATTTTTCGGGGTTTCTAAAGATTGTTCTGACTGATCCATTTGAATATACACATAAAATATATTCATAAAATATATTTTATCTCTGAAAAAACAGTAAAATCATAAATTTTCAATAGTCGTTTTCTTTCCATGGCATTCGCGACATAATGCAACCAAATTATCCACGTGATTACTTCCCCCGTATTCTAATCGGACTTTATGATCAACCTCAAACCATGCATTCAACTGTGTTTGACAATCACCACATTTCCATGACTGTCTAGATGCCACGAATTTTTTCTTGGTCTCACTCACCGAACGTTTCGTCCCGCGTTTCCCAGAATGCAACATTTTCCCCGCATTCGGGCCACCGCCGTGAATGGTATTATTTTGCAAATTCACAATGGGTTGGGAATATTCAGAATCATTCGATTCCATTTGCCTCGATGTAAAATTCAATATGGGCGATAAAATACTGGATGTACCTTTATCAATGGGCATATATTTTACATATTCATTCGAAGTCATAATCATATTTTTCGCACTCACTGGATTTTTTTTGAAAAGCCACCATAAAAACACGGCTCCCAAAAAAATACCGGCCATTTTCATCTCTTTTTTATAATGCATCACTTGTTTTAGATATTTACCTTCAGTATAAATATGCGCAATCCATGCTGCAGCTACCAAAAATAGTATAATTTCAATGCGCATTTAAAATGATTATTATTACTTTGCCTACTACTATAATACGCCTATATTTTATCTACTCGTGAAATTCATGATCCAAATAAATATTAATAACAAAATCGAAAAGATAAGCAAAACATACTCTTTGCGAATATGATATCGTTCGCTCAATTTGACATGTTTCGGTATATATAATTGTTTGTAACGATCCAGCGCTTCAAACAGCGTAATTTGCTGTTTATCCAGTAAAACATTGATTTTATTATGCATAAAATGGACCCAACGAACAAAAGAATCGCGACTATCTAAATAAGGCGAAACAGGGAATTTGTCCAAGAGTTGGCTAAATCGATCGCCGATTTCCGGATTGGGTATAAAAAGCGGAATGTTTTGCACGAGATCGTAATATTTACGCTTTGTCACCGATGTAGGGTTTTCGGGATAAGTTTGTGCAACGGTTTGTAGAAAAAACCAATAGTGAGGACCCCATATCTCTGGATCGAGTTTTTCGGCTTGGATTGGTAAAAAAGAGGGGGGCAATTCTGTCTTGGAAATATGCAAATCGTTCCAAGAATCTATTTCCATTTCGGTGATTTCTCTCTTTCTCTCTCTCTCTTACAAAAACAATATAAAATGATGTGGAGAAATATACACAGAAGATTTGGGTTAGAGTTTAATTTATTTATATTCATAAAATCAATGGAACAATGTTGTAATAATTGCGGAAAATCGGGTCATATGTATCACCAATGTAAAGTTCCCATTACAAGCATTGGCGTCATAGCATTTCGCGTAGTCGAAGGAAAAATCCAATATTTAATGATAAGACGAAAGGATACTTTAGGTAACATTGATCTTATGCGTGGAAAATATTCAGTGGCCAATAAATATTATATAATGAATATGCTAAATCAAATGACGTTGGATGAAAAAGAAAGATTAAAGAGTGGCGATTTTAATGAATTATGGAGATCAATATGGGAACATACTACAGCCGTTTTTCATTCACCGCATGTAAATTCGCAAAATGGGCAGCAAAATAAAAAGAGTCATATATACTCACAATATCAATCCGAAGAAACTTCATCGAGAGAAAAATACAATTATTTATTCAAAGGTGTTAATACAAAATATGGGTTTTACACATTGAACGATTTGATTGAAGAAAGTAATCAAATAACCCAATGGACCGAAACCGAATGGGGGTTTCCAAAGGGCAGGCGAAACCACCAAGAAAACGATTTTGATTGTGCTATGCGCGAATTTACCGAAGAAACAGGGTATTCTACGGATTATCTGCATAATATGCAAAACATACTACCCTACGAAGAAATTTTTACTGGGTCAAACTACAAATCATACAAACATAAGTATTTTATCATGTGTGCGGCTATGGAAGATAAAAAAAATAGCGCGGCAAATAATTACGATCGTTCAGAAGTAAGTAAATTAGAATGGAAAACATATGAAGAATGTATGCGCGATATTAGACCTTATAATTTAGAAAAAAAGAGGCTGATTACAAATGTGAATGAGGCCCTAACGCGATATCAATTATATTTACAATAATATCTATAATTATATCAGATAACCATATATAATATCCCCTAATTGCAGTAATATGGTAAAAAAACAAAAAGGAGGAGCATCGGTACCAGATGAACCTTTTTATGAAAAAATGGTGGATGCTATTCGAAATGGACTCGATCATTTCTACACAGATAAAATGGCACAAAAATCTCTAATAAAATATTCCATCATTTCGCTCATATTTATTATTGTTTGTATCATCATCGGACGCATTATAAGCAATACCGGATCAGCCTCCTACAATATACAGAAATATTTTTTCATTTATACGATTCCGTTAGTTGTCATTTTTGTATTATTGATTTTTTCAGACACGGGTGGAGGTGTTGCTGGATTACTTACATTGCTCAAACTTATTGGTGGGTTTGTATTAATCGGTTTGGCTGTATATTTCTTTTCACAAACAACCGGTCCAGATATCGTCTCAGGATATGCAAAATATACACTTTTGGTTTTGATTGTTTTAATCGGTCTAGGCATTTTTTACAATAAATTTATAGGCGTTTTAAGGGGTATCGCAGAAACCGACACATGGACGGGATTTTTCGTTCAATTATTGTTTTACATACCTTGTACCCTGTACGATTTACTAATGTATATCATAGATGATGGAAAAACCACTCCATCGAGTATTTATATTTTAATGGTTCTAGAAATCATTTTGATCATGGTTTATCTATATTTACCCAATATGGTGAATTATGTGACCGGATTAAAAAAGGGTGAAGGAAAGCAATTATTATCTGGCGTCTATTTTTTAAATCAGGGTTCCAGACCGATTCTTACGAGTGACGATTTACGAATTACGGCGACGGATGATGAAATTGCCAAGGGGTCGTCGGCGACCATTTTTCGTAGAAATTATGCCATTTCCATGTGGATTTATATCAACGCACATAGTCCATCGTCGAAAGCATATCAGAAAGAGACGGAAATATTTTCGTATGGATACGCGGATGCGAGTGGCGTGCAACATGTAAAACCTATGATTCGATATTATGGTGGTGGTAATTATACAGATCAACCAGTTGAACGCAATAAATTAGTGTTTTATTTTGCGCATTATCCACCTAAGACACAATATGAGTCGGATGACCATACTTTTTATGATGTAACGATCCCTACACAAAAATGGAATCAGATCGTATTGAATTATCGAGAAAACGACGTGGATCTCTATATAAATGGATCTTTAGAAAGAACCTTCCATATGGGTGTTTCCTTACCCCTTTATAGCGATTTAGACAATATTAAAGTGGGATCGGACGATGGTTTAGACGGAGGTATTTGTAATATAGCCTATTATGAACATCCTTTGACGAAAGACCAAATCGTGTTTTCATATAATGCATATGCAGAAATGAATCCACCCGCACCGCGAACGGCGGAAAAAACGCCTTGGGAAAAAATGCTGGTTGAGCTCGTCATTGGGTAAAATCATAAATCTACAATATAATTATAGGTAATTATATTATATAGTATATAGCAACCATGAATTATGCGGTCATCATATTGGCGATTATTGTCATCATTTTAATATATGTTCTTTACGTATATTTTGTCAGCAAATCGAGTGTTATTTCTCAAGCAGCGAATCTAAACGGTCAGAATCCACCAGTAACCAATATTGTGAGTGGTCAATCTACACGATATGCTTATGGTATTTGGGTTTATGTAAATACATGGAATGATGCACCCAAGAATATTTTTACACTTCCCGGAACTATTTCGCTTGATTTGGCGGCAAATACACCAACATTATCATGTACAATTCAACAAACTCCTACATCGGCAGTCCAACCTATTATTATTACCAATAATTTCCCCATTCAAACTTGGGTGTATATTATAATCAGTTCTGATGGAACCGTTGTCGATTTCTACTTGAACGGTAAATTGGTGAATTCCAACAAATTGCCCGGATCACCGAATCAGCCAAAAGCAGGAACACCGATTACCTATGGATCCGGATGGGATTGTTATGTCGCCGGATTTAGAAACTGGACCGGACCCATTGGCCCCCAAGAGGCATGGGATACCTATTTGAAAGGTCACGGAAATGCCGTGTCTAGTTTCTTTTCACAATACGGAGTCAATATTTCAGTTACCAAGGATAATGTGGTTCAATCTACTTATTCATTTTAGGAATGATAAAAATTATATTACAATATTATAAGAGTATAGTATAACACTAGTATTATAATATTGTAAATGGATCAATATAATGCACAAGCACAACCAGCAGGCGAAGGGTTATCCGAACAATTTAAAAGTGGAGTTGCTGGCATATCATCCGGTGTTAAAAATGCATATGAATCTGTTACCGATGGTATAGCTGAAGGTGCGGACTATGTAAAAGGGTCCATTGATAGTTTTGGACAACCGTCCCTCGAAAATGGAAGCGAACCCAGTTTTTTAGAAGCCAATACATTGGTGGCAAAGTTCGCCTTTTTAGTTTTGGTTCTCATTGCATTTTTCTTTTTGGTGGATTTAGGAATAAAAATTATCGGTTATTTTTCACAACCGAAAAGCAATCCCTATTTGATTTCCGGAACAGTGAATGGCGCAAGTGATATTGTTATATCGCAAAACCCAAAAAATACAAACAGTATTCCCATCCTACGATCCAATAACCAATCCGGGGGAATGGAATTTACATGGTCTGTTTGGCTGTTTGTGAATGATATCAATGCAAATCATGTCCCACGATATCAAAATGTGTTTAACAAAGGAAATGGCGTCTATGATGCCAGCGGTATCGCTACTGTATTGAATGGACCCGGACTTTATATTGATAATGTGAAAAACCAGTTGGTAGTCGTCATGAACACGGTGGATCCCAATCGTCCATACGAAATATTAGAAATACACGATATTCCTTTGAGAAAATGGTTCCATTGTACCATTCGTTTAACCAATACTGTACTCGATGTTTATATCAACGGTGCAATTGCTGGCCGAACAACATTCCAAGATGTTCCCAAACAGAATTATGAGGATGTTTTTGTTTGTAAAAATGGCGGTTTCAATGGAAATCTCGCGGATTTACGATATTTCAATCGTTCTCTCAGTGTTTTCGAAATCAATAATATCGTGGTTTGGGGATTTAACCAAAAAGCCGCCAGTAATGTTGGATCGGCCGATGCTGCCGGATTCCCCTACTATTTATCGAATCTTTGGTATAACCCGAATTATTAGGGGAGGACTAGGAGGATGGTAAAATCTGGGGAATAGACATTATTTTATCATCGATGTATAGAGGATAAAATAATGACAACACAAAATGTTGCATTGAATCAATATTGTCTAGCACTCGATCAACGGAATTTATTTGTAAAACTCATGTCCGGATTAAATCCATCAGGACAGCGTGTCCGACAAGAATTAGATTTTAATGCGGGCAGAAATCTCATTCAAAACCAATTGCAAATGCGTAGAAAAGCGGAAGTTTTACAATACAGATACAAACAACAAACAAATAATTCGAGTACTAGTAAAACAAATTATAATCGTTTGGCTAAGAATTTACGAGGAGTTTCCAGACGATCCTGCCCAGATTCAGGTGTTATTTGTAATTCATCTTCCGCGGCGGGAGTTCCAGGAAGACCGGTTACATTATGTTATGATCCAAGCGTCCCTTATACAAAACTGAATATGCTGAATTATAATAATCCACAATCGATCGCCCCATATAATTCCTACGATTTAGTAAATGGATTACCATATATTCCATTTCCTATGAATAATATTAGGGATCCGAGTAATAACACAACAATCGCACATCTGGTTATTTTAAATGGCATATCAAAACCGTCTTCTACCATTAATGTAACAGTTCCAATATCTTATTCGGTGAATATAAGTGGTAATTATCAATATACAATACAATTATTCTATAGTACATTGTTAATATCCAGTCAAACCAATACTATCACAAACAATAATATTAATAATAATATTATTAGTGTTACATTTCCAAATATTAGTACAAAACCGCAAGATGTTTATACAATTAAAATGAGTATAAGTCCTACTATTACAATACCATTTACATACAATTCGCCACCTAATCTATTCATTTGTACTGTCACTTGATGCAACATTGTCCTCATTCAATTTCGTTTCTTGGTCCAAGAAATACTGAATATTGGCCACCTTAAATTCACGTTCCAAAACCTTTTTAACCTCCCTGGGCAACAGTGGTGAAACATAGGATCCGCCACGGGTTTCATCAATACCAAACATTTGCATGAAAACCTTTACATTTTTATCAACGTCGTGTAAATCTATATTTTCCATTACATAAACTACTTTGACGGGTTTATGCAATTGGGCGAATTCATATAGTTTCTCACAATCTGACAAAATTTGGTCAAAAGATCTCTTGAACGATCCATGTAAAAGCATTTTATCATTTTCCAGGGACACATAGTATAAATATAGTGTTCGATTAGAAGGGTCTGGATGATAAGGATCCGCAACTGTTTTATCAAATGAATCCGGTATAGAAGATTCTAAAATAGAACACGCATTTTTGAAAAGTTGTGATTTTATTTCATTGGTTGGTTGTGTTTGATACTGTTTCATTTGAGCCATATATTCATTAATTGCCGCCATATCTGACGCAAGATCTTCTTCGTTATATTGTCCTAAAAGTTGTTTCAGCATTTCGACATCCAAGGTTGTTGAATGTACTTCCTCCTCCTCTTCGAAGAATTTATTCGATTTAGATTCCTCAGTAGGGAAACTAAGATTCACATTCGTCGAATCGAGTTCGCTTTTTCTAGGGTCATATACATTATCAGTCTTTACTGTAAAACATCCACATTTATCGTTTTCTGACATTCTTTATAGTATAAAATGCGGCATTGTCTTTATTATTTATTCATGTATTTATATATTTTTTACAACCTCGTTCGTGGAACCCCTCGCTGTCCATGTTTGTTTTTTCTCACGGATTCTTGCGCCATTCGAAATGCCGGTTTGCGATGATTACATCCGCGTTCCAAAATATCAAAATCCACCGCCGCCGTTTTACCACCAGTTAAAGCACTCGCTAAACGTGCTAAACCCCACGATTGTCCAGTCTGATTCGGTCGAGATCCAGACGAAAAATAGGCCCCCACACCTTTACGAACAATCTGTTCCATGGCATCGACCGAACATCCAGATGCTTTGGATAATTCCTCACTTGGTGTGATTTTTTCCATATGATATATTTTGCGGGCTCTAAGAATATGTTTGGACGTTTTGTTTTTATATGAGGGGACCTTCTTACGCGTATAATATTTCCCCTGTAAATACATTTTGCGCGATTTGATCAACATTTTCGCTTGATCCTGGCGATCTTTCTTGGACAATCGTTTCGGTAAATATTTTATAGGGACGAGGGACATTGTATCCATCTATCTAACTACTACTCTATATGTCGAAAATAATTCGGCAATATTTTTTCGACGCTATCGAGAGCTCCTTCGACCCATCCTTGATCCATCGATATCATTTCTCCTGCAATATATAAACCGGGGCTTGGATTTTGTGCTATACGAATAAATGTTTGACGGTTTTCATAAATTTCTCGGTTCAGCGGTTTATAATAATGGGTTCCAATGGGCCAATAAAAACTTTTGATCGCGATCATTTTTAGGGGACTTCCTAATCCCCGTATCGACATACCGATAGCTCGTTCCAAGAGTCGGCATAATGTATCGCGATTTTCCGGCGTATTTTCGGCGGAATATTTGACAAGACGATCCGCACTTTGGTTATCGGAATAAATAATCATGTAAATCCCCTCATCCGGATTTATAGGTATTATTTTATGGATGGGCCCAGATACAATGGTTGTCTTCGGAACCCATTGTTTCATAATAGGAATCGAATCTTTGGCAAATTTTCCATAGACACGTAAAAAAGATTGCCCCTGTATTTCGCGATAAATGGACCCTCCAATCAATTGTCGAACAGAATTCGCTGTTGTTGCCAAGATAACCTGATGGGCAAAATAATGAGTCGTTTTATTAGTAAATGAAACCGCATATATGCTTTTATCATTTATGGTTTCGGATTGAATCTTGGATACTTCTTTTGAACAATGGATATTTTTTTCGCCGATTTTCGCAATTAAAGATTGAATGACATCATTCCATGGTATAGATAATGCGGTCCAATTCGTAAAATTATCTTCGAATCCGTAGTTATACAAAACGTCGTAAATATCCGCATTTTCGTAATCGGTATATCCGGAACATGTCGCGAAAAGTTTATATTCACTGGGTCCAAGAATGGTTTTGGCAAATGTGCTAAACGGTTGTTTTACACGATTCCAATGCTCTTTTTGTCGATTATATTCGGTTCTCAAAAGGGAAAATATTTTGGCTACATCGCAAGGTTTTGCGATAGAATTCGCGTAATGCGTTTGAGCCAAAAATTCGTGATAAGGTATTTCTAGATCCCGCAAAAGTTTGATTAGTAAATGATCCTTGGATTTACGTCCCACACCGGCACCGATTGCGACATTTGATCCATGAAATGGTCGTGTTCCTGCCCTTCCACCTATGGCGGATTTGGGCGATTTTTCCAAGATAAGAATGGATTTTTTGGGGTCTGTTTTTTTGATTTTATAGGCGGCGTATAATCCTGCGATTCCTGCACCGACAATTATTGTGTCGTAGATTTTGTTTGTTGATGATGGCATTTTTATTGATATGATTCTGTATTATATCATATCAATAGATAATCAAAAGATAATGGTTTACATAGGAACAATAGGTCTCGGTTTGTAATATGGCATTGGGGGTGGAAATGGCATGGGAGGTAATATCATATTTGGTGGTGGGGGAGGGGGAACCATGTACTGATTGAGAGGGGGGAGAGTATGTGGGGGTCTTAGAAGGGCTTGTTGTGATAACGGGATTGATGGAACCATAGGAACGGGCAGGGGAGGGATAGGATGTGATGATGGTGATACCATCTCACATTGTGTTTGACCTGAATATGTTTTACCCGACATACAATTTGCGGAATCATAAACTTCTATACAGCTTCTCTTTCCATGCATCTCACCAACATAACACCATTTAGGTGAGGATTTATTAATGGGACCTTGGTTCAACACATAATCTATATTGGCATTTTGCGTAACTACTCCGGTTGTCTGATCAGGTTCTATATCGGATATAGGTGTTGGTGTGGATGATCCCAAAATGGTTGGTGCATAAACAGGTTCGGGTGAAACGGACGCCATTTGTGTTGATATCTGTAGCGGACCATTTCCGATAATAGACGAATTCAAATCATTTTTTAACTCTAAATTGCCATTAATATTACTGGAATTCTGTAAAAGATTACCGATGGAATGTGCGGTTCCTTCGGCAATATCAATACCGGTTTTTGCAACATCCGCAACGGTATCGGCAGTTAAATTTATAACAGACCCGCTGGTGTATCCAAAAATACTCCATATATAATCAATGAGTGGTTGAATAAGAGATGTTATCCATTCCAATAAATAGCCAAACATTAATAAAACATTTACTCCTAAAAAAGATAAAATAAGTAAGAGAACCAAGATAAAGATGACAATATTTTTCGCCGAAAGGGATGCTATCAATAATGCATACATATCTGATGTCGATGTCGATGTTGGTGTGACTGTTACCGTAGTATCTGGTGTAACTGCTACTTGAGTATCCGTAGGAGTGTCATCTGTATTAAATCCTCCTTTCACTTTTTTTCCCATATTTGTATTTCTATCTGTATAAATTTTACCGATATAATAATTTGGATTCGTTTGAATATAAACGATTATTTGTTTGTAAAGTATAAAACAAAACAATGGGTGTTTTTAATTTTATGGAAACCTTTTTCTTTATTAGTTTAGGAATAACGTTCATTTTGATCTTATTATTAGTATATCACTTCAAACAACGTTTGGCCACGGTTGAACGTAAAACGGACACTATGGTTGATATTATGAATAATATGGTAAAAGAAATGACTGTAATAAAAACAGTTGCCTATTCACAAATACCGCAACAACCGCCACCTATGCAATATAATCAAATCCCTTCCTCTGTGATAAACAGTCAAATGCCAGTATCTACACAGTTTCCATTTCAGCAACCAGTTAAAGTAGAAGACGACCCTGAGTCAGACGACGAATCCGACTCTGAATCAGACTCTGAGAACGAATCCGACTCTGAATCAGACTCTGACGATGAATCCGAGTCTGAAGGGGAATCCGAGTCTGAAGGGGAATCCGAGTCTGAACCCGAACTGGCGAATGGTGTAGATGATACAACAAAAATCATTGTTTCAGATGAGGATGAGGAATCGCCACCCCCCGTAGAAGTAGAATTATTAAATATTTCAACGATAGATATTGTTCCCGAAGAAACCCAAAAAACGGATAACGATATGATAAACGATATTTTAGCAAATGTTTCAAACGAAGAAATAGATGAAATTGATCCCATCAATCCTAACAATACTCCCGTTGGAGGATCACCTCCACAAGAATTGGAAGTATCGGAATCGGCAGAAGGCACAGATTCCGTAATTTTGTCAAAAGAAGATACAACCGAAGACTACAGTAAAATGTCATTGAATCAATTGAAGTCGGCCGTTGTAGAAAAAGGTTTAGTAAATGATGCGTCCAAGATGAAAAAGAAACAATTATTACATCTTTTACAAAAATAAATGGATAAAAATAATATTGTATAATATAATAGTAAATTATACAATATGTTTTCCTACCCTCAGCCCGAAACATTAAACAATGCATTTCCCATTATTCGCGAATCTCTTCCTCGATCCAAATTGGGTTATGCGACCAATAACCAATATTCCGAATTTCCCCCATTAATGAGCGACGGTCGTGCTCTCATTGCATCCTACCAACCCGAAGCTGTGTTAAACCAACAAATGCTACAACAAACGGGTATCAAATCGAATTGGGAATATCGCAAATATTTAACCGAAAACTCGGTGAATATCAGCCGTCAAAATTTCCGCGAGGCATGCAATGACGTCGGGTATTTCGAACGTTTTACACCCAGTGAAATGGGAGATTGGAAAAGCAAGACCGCTATGAATAGTGTCCCCTATTCATATGCGTCTTTCTTGGAAAATACCAAACCCGCCGGTTACGCCAATAGTGATCTCAAAGACCTTTATTTGTCCCGGGAACAATTACAATCGCGTAAAGTCGCCCCTGGACTCACCCAAGAACAATTGTTCTCTATGATGAAACAACCTGGATTCGTGGCGCAACCTGCCACTAACCCATAAATAATGTTTTGCATAAAAAGATGTAAAACATTATTTAGTATGTATGTAAATGAAGGTTCTCAGTTTTGATATCGGTATCAAAAACATGGCCTATTGCCTTTTCGAATGTATTGATCTTGATGTTGATGTTGATGTTGATGTTGATGTTGATGTTGATGAGGATCAGGATAAATCGATACGTGTCCAAGATTGGGGAATTCTAGATTTAGCCGAATCAGGGGTCGAGAAAGAAACTCCCACAAAATGTATTTGCGATTTTAATATCCAGCCTCCCGCTAAAAAACGGGCGAAAACTAACCTCTCACCTTCCGAGGTACATTGTAAGAAAAAGGCCAAATATGTAAAATCGGGGAAAAAATATTGCGAAAAACATGCCAAAGATTGTGGATTTATCATTCCCACCAAGGAACTTTCCCAGGGGTCACTCAAAAAAAAATCCAAAGAGGAATTGATCGAATTATGTAAAACATTTGCCTTTCCATTGGTGTTATCCACAGAAAATCCCACAAAAAAAGCCCTATTGGAGGCATTTTCGGAGAAAATCTTGGACACTATCGTTGTTAAACGCGCAAAATCCGCATCGGAAATTGATTTGATAACAATTGGGGTAAATATGCGCGATCGTTTGGATGAAATCGGGGGGAGATTTGAGGGTTTAACCCATGTCATTATGGAGAATCAAATATCACCTTTAGCGGGTCGAATGAAAACGATTCAGGGAATGCTCACCGAATATTTTATTATTCGATGGCCAGATATATCGATTCAATTCGTATCGTCGTCCAATAAACTCAAGGGTTTGGTTCCTACTACGGTCACCGTAACCGCTACAGAAACCAATCAATTTGTATCGACACCACCTGATAAGGTGGTACAAAATTCTGGTCAAATTTACCGAAAACACAAGTCCGACGGTATTGATATTTGTGGCCGTTTTTTGATGCAAAATCCAGGATTGATGGGCGAATCTTGGATGGCAGGAGCGATGGATCGCGGCGAAAAACGCGACGACCTGGCCGACTGTTTTCTCCAAGGTATCTGGTTTTTGAAATCACAAAAAATAATTACTTATGCGGAGGATTTAAAAATAAATATTGTTTAGTTATCATAAATCAAATGGAAGTGATTGATATTGGTTTTAATGTTAATGATCTCGAACCGATTACACTGAATATTAATGACGATTTTGGTTCCGGGGGGGGAGGGGGGTCAGCTTCATCCAATTTTGGTCCCGGAATCGAATTATTGATGAATGATAAAATTCGATCTTCGGGATCTGGTGGTGGAACAAGCGTTGATTTAGGTGATATGGAAAAACTAGAAAGGGAACTCAATGATTTGACACAAGAATCCAAGGCATCATCCGATACACGAACTTTGACAGGATTTGCAAGTAATTTATTCAATTTTGGTGCAAAACCGGCTCCCGTGGTCTCTACTTCAGAATCGGGATTGGACCCAACCGATTCCAAATTGGGATCGGCTACCGCTGAAAGTATTGGAAATACAAAAACATGGGATGGATTTAGCAAAATAGGGGATGTTCCTGGTGGAGGTGGAGGCGCAAATAAAATGACGGATAGAGAGCGTCGTCGTAAGAAGCGTGCCATGTTGAAGAAACTCGATGAGTGGTATGCAAAAGGGCAAATCAAGAATTCCAACCAATTCAATATGGATTCCCCTTACGATGAGATCGAAGACGAATTCGAATCGGTCATGGAGGATAAACGTCGGAAGGATAGTGTCAAACTACAAGGGTGGTGGTTCATGACGTTTATTAATTCCATTGAATATGGGAATGCGGTCTTCGACCCCTTTGGTCTTAACTTGGATGGTTGGGGCGAACAAATTAGCGAAGACATTGAGAGTTATGAGGATATTTTCGGCGAATTATATGAGAAATACAAGGGTGGGAAGTTATCACCAGAAATTTCGCTCTTGTTGCGCATTGGTTTTAGCGCCGCCGTGGTGAATATTACAAATAAGGCTCTTTCCACAGCTACACCCGGATTTAACGATGTGATTCGCCAGAGTCCCGAATTGATGAAGATGTTTTCGAATGCCACAGTTCAGAGTATGAGTCAGAATATGGGGGGAATGGGGGGAGGTGGAGGGGGAGGACCAATGGATTTCGTAAATAGTATTTTGAACCCAGGACAAGGTGGTGGCAATGCGGGTTCAGGTGTCGGTTCGATGAATACCATGTTTGGCTCACCTCCTCCACCAGTCGATCCCAAATCTGTACCACCTCCTACTAGACCGGGTCAAATGCAATTTACACAAGGCGTTGCAACTGGACGCCCTGATATTGCCATGGGTCGCGGATCTATGTTCCGTGAAGAAGGTGTGAATGTCGAAAATAATTTCCAATCCACACAAACACGTCCAGAAATGCGCGGACCTCAAAATCTCGATATCAACAATCTCCTTTCCGGACTCAAAACACGTGAGATTAATATTCATGAATCCAGTAGTATTGGGGGATCTGGGCAACAAGAACGTTCCTCGATTATGCAAAACCAATTTGCATCGTCATCGTCACAATTCGATGAAAACGACTCTCTGATTAGTATTTCTTCTCTCAAGGATTCGCAAAATACCATGTTGCCCAAACGCGCCAACAAACGCAAGAACAAGTCGGATAGAAATACTATTTCACTTGACATCTAGAAATTTTCTCGATAAATAATAACTGATCCGAGTTATTATTTATGATGCGCGCTATTATTACGGGTTTGATTTTACTCTTTGTTCTTATTTTTGTAGTAACCTATTTGATACAAGAATTTACACGAAAGGAAGGATTTACACACCACTATAGTGAAAAACCTATACAAATGGATTCAATACAACCCTATGTGATCAATTTGAAAAAAAATGCGGATAGATTACGCGATTTTACCGAATCTTATCGAGAATCGGATCTTGGGGAAAGGATTTCGGCGATTCGAATCGATGCTATCTATGGGATCGATTTACCCTATAAAAATTATATTTCACCCAACGCGGAACGAAAGGATCTTAGTCCCGGAATGATCGGATGTTTTTTGAGTCATTTAGAAACATATAAACAATTCTTGGCCAATTCCGATAAACCATATGCGCTTATTTTTGAGGATGATGCCAAGATAACAGACCCCGAAATTTATGTTAAACATATTTCCACGATACCTCATCGTATGCCAGCCGATTGGGATATCGTTTTACTGGGATATTTCAACCATGACCCGGAACATAAATTTGAGACTTTTGATGATTATTACCAATTTACACATTTTTGGGGAACCCATGCATATCTAATTCATCGAGAAACAGCACAAAAATTATTGGATCTGATGTCACCACCCTTTTCAAATCAAATTGATCATCAAATGAGTTATTTGGCAAAACGTGGCGAATTGAAAATTTATGGATTTCATGAACCATGTGTTATTCAAGGAACACCTTATTCAGATGTTCAAACGGGGAGATAAAATTGATCTTTTGCCAAGAAATCCGAATCTTGGCAAAAGAAACGGAACCTCCAATCTGAGACAAATGGATATATCCAATTGTAATTTGCTTTCCGACGGAACAATGGAACATAATTATTATTGTCCAATTCCTCCCATTATTTTGAAACAGCGACTCTCGTCCAATAAGAAAAAAACGGCCTCAAAAAAACCCATCCATTTCCCGCTGAATCGGTTACCAGATGATTTGATCTATTTAGTGATGTCATTTATGGATCCAAATTCGCGTTTGGCCATTTTAAGGTGGCGATACCATCATAGCAAAATGGAACAGATATTGAAAGAAATCATGGATCCCAAGATTACGTTCAAATTGGCGAGCACGGCCTTTTTGGTACTGAAACTTTCGAGAAACAAGATCGATTCACCCATTTATTTATCGTATAAGGATTACGATAAATATCCAGAGGCAACCAAGATGTATCGATCGCGTTTGATCATGCAGGCATTTACAAAATATACAAAAATCTATAAATTGGATATTTCACAAAAGACGGTTGCTATTTGTGAAAAACAGGTCTTCAAAATGTATTTGATGGCCATTTTGGCGAAAAAACGAGAAAAATAATATTCTAATCCACCCCCCTTTTATACATTTTCATCATTTTTTCCGTTTGTTCATGAAAATCTACCATCGGACATTCATATTTAACAAGTCGGTATCTTGGATCCTGGCAAACTAGGTTCCATTTATGAATATCTTTTGCCGAAACTGACGCCAATTCGGGAACCCATCGTTTGATATAGATCGCATCTGGATCAAATTTTATCGACTGAGTCCAAGGACTCATTGTACGAAACCAAGCCGTATTATATGCTCCACCACCCACAATGGATTGCCAATTGAACAAATTCGATGCCACATCGTAATCCACGAGTTTTTGTGCAAAATATCGTTCGCCCTCACGCCAATCAATCAGTAAGGTTTTTACCAAGAAATAGGCGACCAACATACGCCCCCGGTTATGCATGTACCCGGTTTGGTTGATTTGGCGCATGCAGGCATCGACTGTAGGGAATCCCGTTTTACCCTCTTTCCAACGTTCGAGCCAATCCGAATTCGTATGCCACTTGATGTTCTCGTATTTTTCATAATACATTTTATGCATGGATTCTGGATGAGCATACATCAAATGTACGAAGAAATCGCGCCAAATAAGTTGTCGAAGTATATCATGTCTAGCCCCATATTTTTTGGCAAAACCATGAAATACTTCACGGACCGAAACACATCCGAACTTTACGTAAGCAGATAAAAAGGATGTTTCACGAAACAGTTGGTCCCGCGTTTCGCCATAATCCTTTTGTTCTTTGATCGCACGTTTCAGGAATTCTAGACCCTCGGTGCGACCACCATGAACATAAGGTGATGGTGCGAGGTTTTTCTGGTTGATAAACAACCGTTTTGCGTCCTCGATCGTGATGGTTTTTACATGGTCCCCCGAAATCTTTGCAAAATTGTATTTTTTCGGATATGTGGGTTTGGGAATATCTAGATGACGCATGACCGTTTCATAAAATGCCCCGTATTTATGAAAATATCCCCCCTGGCCATTACGGACAGATCCAGGTTCCATCAAACAATATTCACCTGCGACCGATTTGCATTCGATACCCCATTTCTTACACATATCAGCCAAGATTTCGTCGCGTTTTCTCGCATAAGGCGTATAATCTCGGTTAAAGATGATTGCATCGATTCCGACATTGGCGACTAATTTACCCAAAACTTTCTCCGTATCCCCGTAAAACATCTCCATTTTACCCCCTTCATGGGCGATATTTTGCGCCAAGGATTCCAAGGATTCCAACATGAATCTGACGGAATTATCCGATTTATAGGGGTTTTTATTTTTTGTAACCTGTTCTGGTGTAAAAATAAAGGCTGTATATATTTGATCATAGTTTTTGACGGCTTCCACTAAACCTCGATTATCTTGGATTCTGAGATCCCGGTGAAATAAAAAGAGGGCGGTTTTTTTGGACATCTTACTAGATATTCACATAAAAACTGGGGTAAAATAATTTACCGAAACCATATAAAAATTATCGGGGTATTCATTGTACCTTTGACCAAAAAATGTATCTAGAACTACTAAAACATCTTTATAATAATACGTATTTTTTGGTTGCATTTTTTGTGGCTAAATCACTCGATCTATTATATTGGATTTCTCAAACCGAGGCCTTTCAAAAGTTTTGTTTGTATATGATTTGGGGATACAGCTGGATTTGCACCGAATGCAATTCGGTAGGGGGGTATTTATATTATACATATCCATGGGTAAAATATTCCGTCGATTATAAGGATTGGTTGGTCGATCAATATGCAATTTTGACATCTCGCAGAAAGCGAGAACCGGAAGTCAATAAATGGGTATCCGCGTGTAGTTTATTGATCGATTCAAATCATTATTCTGAAGTGTATCAATTAATCACAAACCCACATGATACTTTCACTTATGAACAAGTCGCATCTTTTGCGAATGGAAATATTCGTAGTGGTGATTCTTCTGGAGTGGATTCGATTATAGTTGTTAAAAATGTGGATCGTTATTGTGTTAAATTGTATCCGGCGATTTCTTCGGGGGTCGCATCCTTATCCGAGACAGATTCATTTAAAGAGCCATTTTTATCTTCGCATGGAATAATGTCTTGCACTTATTCTCATCCTAAAATGTCATGTGAAATATCGATCGATATTGTCGATTTATGCGATTTTTTTGTGGTAGGAAATCAATTGTTTTCACCCGTTTTTGTTCGCCGCCTTTTGGAATATCAAGGGGGTGATTTTGTATTTGATATGGATTATAAGATTACGATTATTGATAATAACGTAAATATTCTTAAACTGGATCGAACCAAGTATTTATTTATAGGAGTGAATGGTTTGGCAGTTGGATATTTGTAAAAACAACATAAAGTTATTTTCTAAATATATAATACGGGTATTTAGAAAATGGATTCTATTAAAGTAGCTCCATCGGAAGAAAATAAGGTTTCTTCGTCTAATTTACCCAAACCTATATCCACTTCGCAATCCACTTCGCAATCCACAACGCATACATTGCTTGGTAAATGGAATTTGTATTACCATTTACCACACGATAAAAATTGGGATCTTTCTAGTTATAAAATCATCGCAGGAAATATGAATACCGCGGAACAATTGATTGCTATCAATGAGGGATTACCCGAAAATGTAATCAAATATTGTATGCTTTTTGTTATGAGAACAGGAATTACGCCCATGTGGGAAGATCCGAAAAATCGCAATGGCGGATGTTTTTCCTTCAAAGTAGCAAATAAATTGGTTCCGACGGTTTGGAAGACTCTTTTTTATGCATTGTGTGGTGAGTCTTTATCAACGGTGCCAAAGTATAATTCTATGATCAATGGAATTACAATTTCTCCCAAGAAGAATTTTTGTGTCATCAAAATTTGGATGGAGAATTGTTTGGTTCAAGATGTGAATATATTGATCGATATTGAACATTTACCGAAACAGGGGTGTCTATTTAAGAAACATGCGCCCGAATTTTAGATATTGTATGAAGTTGTCATTTTTGATGACAAATTCATATTATTTGTATTTTATTTTTATTCCGGAATATGAAAGGGATGCTGTTTTTTCCAAGGAATTTTCAACAAATAAATTCCGGATGCTATCATTATCAATCCGACATATTGCCATATATTATCGAATCGTTCGCCTAAAATTACAAACGCGGCCAAACTCTCTATTATTGTACTAATTCCGTCCCATGCACCATTTACCATCAATATAGTGGAATCTTGTAAAGAAACGATTAGCATAGCAACTACACCGACGTAACCTACAATTCCTATCGCGAGATTGCGTAATCCGCCTTTATTGGCATATTGTTTCAGTGCAAAATCGCCGATTATTTCAATTGTAGAAAGTGCAAATATTTGTGGAAGACTCATCAAACCTATTATATATTTATACAAAAACACCCTTTGACCTATATCCTTTCCGGGGATAAATGCATTTATCCCCGGATGTAGATTAATATCATCAAATAACTTCGTTTTACAATTTTATGTTGGTTACCTATATCATATGCGTTTTTTAGTTTTACGTTTTTTATCTATTTTTTTTGATTTTTTTGATTTTCCACCTTTCCACCAGAGACCTTGCCTGAGACCTTCCCACGTTAGCTTTTTCCACCATTCAGAAAAATCTTGACCTTCATCAATTTTTATTTTTTTAGCTTGTGGTGCCTTTGTGTTTTTAGCTTGTGGTGCCTTTGTGTTTTTAGCTTGTGGTGCCTTTGTGTTTTTACCACTACATTTTATATAATAATTTTCGAAATAATCTACATCTCTGCGAGTTCGGACTCCTTTTTTAAGGAGTTCTGATAATTCTTCATTCCATTTATTATAGTTCGAAGTAACATTTGGTGAGGGTATCATTTTGGATTCAATTTGTGGTGAATTATTTTTTGATAATTTTAATGAGACTTCATAAATTTCCGGATTTGAAATTTGTTCAAGTATTGGATCATTTCCACTAAATTGAAATGTACCATCAGCATTTTTTATCAATTCACCTGCATTAGTTATTTTACTAAAAATGTTATAAATATTTTTAAACCTATATTGTGAAACTTCATCATCAACATGAACATCCATTTCTTGAATTGAAGTTTCACCATCTTCATCATCTTCATCATCTTCATCTTCATCATCATCATCATCTTCATCCTCTGTCTCCGTTTCATAATTTTCATCATCTTCATCTTCTTCTTCATCGCTACGCTCTCTCTTGACGCCACCCACTATTATTTTTCCAAAAGGAGTAAAAGCAAAAACCTCTGGTTGAGGTGTGATTAACCATGATTGTTCTCCTGGTTTAGTTGTTATTGGGTTTATATAAAAAAATTGTGACATTATCCACTGACATTGAGGTGGGGGGCAATTTGCACTATCCGAATAATGAAAATTAATACTTTTATAAACACAATCTACAAATATTATAAATAACAAAAATTGCAAAACACATAGCATACACATATTATCTTTCTTCATATTTATAAAATCAAAAATATTCAACTTTTCAATTAATGTTATCATTTCATCAAAATTAAAAATATATATTCCTCTGTTTGTTAAAAACCATGATTGTGTAGCTGTGATGAAATAGTCATACAAACGCTTAAATTTTAAATAATCAGAAGCTCTCTTATGATTATCAGTTATTGCACCATCAGTACCTAGAGGCTTGTTCATGTCAAGACGTGTCTGAATATATTTACCTATATCAACATTTCTTTCCCAATCGAGCAATACAGTTTTGTATAAATCACTCCTTTGTTTCTCGCAACCTAAAATATTCGAAGTGTGGGAATCGACACTAATTTTTCCTGATAGAATAACTGTTTTTATAATTTGCGCAACTGCATAATTAATATCTTGTTCAAATATTTGAACAAAATTTTCATATTTTTGAGATGCTGCTACTTTTGCTACTTCATCGGATATTAATACCCCACGCCCCGCCTTATCTCTATCTTCTTGAAATTTATTTTTTAATAAATCCAATACTCTAAACGTTTTAAATGTAGGATCGATCGATTCCATTGCAATTAATCCTAATTTCAAATTAGCATCACTATTTAAGTATAGTTTTAATGTTGATATTGACTTTAATGCTGTTAATGATTGTTGTTTCTTACGACATGTATTGATTAACTTATCTAAAAATGCATTTAAAGCATCTGTAGAATGTATTTTCCCGTTTGAATCATTAAATGAAACCGGAGAATCATTAAAAACTGAAACATATATAATTGCAGGAGTCACCGGTAATCCAGAAACACGAATTGTCTTGATATATATTTCCTGTTGAATTTTTGCTTCATTTAATAATTGACTTGATAATAATAATTGTTTAGTAATAAGTTTTGTTCCATCATGTATCTGCATTGCATTGGCATTGCTATATAGAGATGATAATTTTATTATGCATAATTTTATTATTATACTAAACACAGGAGTCCCTGTTCCACCCCTTCGAATATTTATAAAATATGCGGTTTCCGTTGTTAATCTTAAAATCCAACCGGTTAATGATTGATCGGATACCAGTTCAACCACACATGTCTCGTCATCTAACATACTGATTACAGCAGCAAAATTTGATAAATCATTTACAGAAAAAACCCCACCTTTCATTTTTTTCATTTTTTTCATTTTTTATTATATATATATTTAGAAAATGTATATATCTAATATATTCCACATAAAATGACGCCACCATATAAGACTCATAACAAGACAGCAAAAAAAAGACAGGAATCCAAGAAACACGAACTTCCTGAACACGCCGTTACTATGCATGGCGTGAATCACTGGTTTGTCTATGTATTCGAGAAGCTCGGATGGATGCTTTTGGCAAAAGCCAAGGGTCATGATTACAAAATCACGACATACAAGAAGAGTATCAAACATCTCATCGAGTCTATCGAACACTTGATGACAGAATACTCGGATGCTGACAGAAAACACGACCTAAATGTTCTATTGATGGAGACCCATATCTTGGATACATATGTCAATAAACATCTGTAGGATCATCATATAATTTCATTACCTCTTCCATATCAGGATACTTGTAATATTGATCAAATTGATCCTTTAGTAGCAATATTGGATCCTCGTCCTTGAAAATCTTGTTAAACATTATTTTACGTTTCAATGGATTCTCCGGTGATTGGTTTTTCATTTGTTGAAAATCTTGGAAAAGAATCGAATACGCCATCGCTTTAACCAATTTGCGTTCATGAGGAGCCTTGAAATAATTATGACAGACAGTGACTGTCCATCGCGTTTTTTTGGGTGCAAGTGGCAAAAAATTGGCACTAATAATAAGGTTTTTCTGTGTATCCGTTTGGGATTGGGATTTGGATTTGGATTTGGAT